AAGCAAGAGGAGAAAGTTTAGCAGGGAAAGTAGCAGTAATTAATGTCATACTTGAAAGAGTAGACTCTCGTTACTTTCCTAACTCTATCTGTGGAGTTGTGCATGATGGAGTGTATAGAGAGGGTATGCCTGTAAAGTATAAGTGTGCTTTCTCTTATTGGTGTGATGGGAAACCAGAACGATTTGGTAATCTGCGAGATTTAGGTGAAGTAAAAAAAGCAGTAGAATTTTTTATTGCATCTGGAGCAACGATTGCGAGTGTGCAAGGTGCTACGCATTATCATACTCCTTTTGTTACTCCTTATTGGATTTTTGCAGAATGTATGGTATATTTAGGACAAGTAGATAATCATTTATTTTATGTTTGTGATAAATAGAAAGGAGTATGTTTAATGTCTAGTAAAAATACTAAGGACAAATCTTCTGAAAAAGATTGGTTTGATTCTAGAGTTGAGGTTATAGGATTAACTCCAGAAAGAAACAAACAAATAAAAGAAGAGATTAAAAAACAAGTTAGTAAACGATTTGTAAAAACAAAAGGTATTATCAGTTAGGATACTGGTAGTCCTTTAGGCATGGTAGAGTCTTTAGTGTAGGTTTTGTATCAGTATCCTTCCTTCCATAGTTCAGAACCTACACACCTACCACTCACATTTAAGGAAAGGATAAGCTATGCATGGTGATGAAGAGTTTGAGTATCTTAAAGATGCTCCTAAAGTTTTAACAAGAGAAGAGATGTTAAAGAGAGAGATAATGGAATTAGAAAAACAATTACATTATTATCACACTAAATATTTACAATTATTAAAGGAGAAGACTAATGGGTAGATACTATCGTGGAGATATCAATGGTAAATTTTGGTTTGCCGTTCAAGATAGTGATGATGCAGATTTCTTTGGAAGTACAGGAGAAGCTCCTAATACTTTGGAATACTACTTTGATGAAGATGAACATAAAGAAAGTATTATCTCTGGTATTGAATTTTGTGTAATGCAATTAGGAGATTTCAAAGAAAAGATAGATGCTTTCTTTGAGGAACATAATGGATATACATCTAAAGAATTAGAAGAACATTTAAAAGTATCTAAAGAACGATTGACAGAGTTACTAGTGTGGTATGCACGTTTACAATTAGGTAATGAAATTTTAGACTGTGTTAATGAAAATGGTTCTTGTAATTTTGAGGCGGAGTTATACTAATGATAGTAGCATTAATTAAAAAATCTTTAGTGGTCTTAATTCCTTGTTGGACAGTTGCCTTTCTAACAGAGCAGATGGTATTTGTTTTGCCTACTGTTGTGGTCTGTTCACTGTGGGCTATGGCTATTGAAACTAAAGATAAAAAGAAAACTCTAGGTGAGTTTGCTATGGGTAGGAATAGACCTAACGTAGATGATGATGGAGGTACGAATGAGTGAAGATTATAGAGCAACAATAGATAAAGAAGCGAGGTATTACAAAGCCTTAGAACAAGCCGAGCAGATTATTCCTGAATGGATTGAAGCAGGATTAACCTATGAGGAACTGAGGGTATTACTATTAGAGATACAGCTTTTAACTTAAAAAATAGCAACATAGAAAGGATACAATGATTATAAATGCAAATAAAAACAATGCACATTGTTCCGTTGAACATTTAAAATCATTAATTAATGAGATAAGTATTGATGGAGGTACACATGAGTAATTTTAAAATTGAAGATAAAGAGTATGCGATTGAACATTTTAGTCAATTAATTGGTCATACAATAAAAGAGTTTCATTTTAATGATACGGAACACGGATTAAATCCATTTCCTATTTTTGTTACTCAAGATAAAAAAGGAAATACTTATCAAGTTGATGTAAGCATGGACCAAGAAGGTAATGGTGGTGGGTTTTTATTTATCCAACGTGATTAATTGAAGGAGGTAACTAATGACTAAGTATAATTGGGTAGTTTGGGTAGGAGATACTCCAGATTATTATGTAGATTATAAAGATGCGGAGAGAGATTATGACCAATGGATTGATGATGGATATGATGATGTTATTATTGAGGAGATAACTAATGACTAAGTACAATGTCTTATCACTTTTTTCTGGTTGTTCTATGGACAGAGTTGCATTAGATAGAGCAGGTATAAATGTTAGGTGGCACATGGCAAGTGAGATAGATAAGTATGCTATCCAAGTAGCCAAGAGAAACTACCCAGACATACATCACATAGGAGATGTAACTGAATGTGAACATCTTTGGACAGAACGTGGCTATCCAGAGGTAGACATAATGATAGGTGGTAGCCCATGTCAGGGATTTAGTTTTGCTGGTAAGCAGTTAAATTTTGATGACCCTAGAAGTAAATTGTTTTTTGAGTTTGTAAAACTAAAGAACTTATTAAAACCTAAATACTTTCTGCTTGAAAATGTACGGATGAAAAAAGAACATCAAGATGTTATATCTGAGCATCTTGGAGTAGAACCTATAGCTATTAATAGTCGATTAGTTTCTGCTCAAAATAGATACAGATTGTATTGGACAAACATATCTAATGTTACACAGCCAGATGACAAAGGTATACTTTTACAGGATATATTGGAAGATGGTATAGTGTATAAAGGTGGTAATCTTAAATCATACTTTGAGAAACACCGAAGACAATTAGTATTTAGTAAAGATGGATTGTGTCATGTGGGAGATGCAGACCTCAAAGGACACGACAGTATCAAGCGAGTGTATCACCCACAGGGTAAAGCACCTGCACTAACTACTATGCAGGGTGGACATAGAGAACCAAAAGTTTTATGTGGTGCATGGAGAGGAAGATATACAATAGATGGTGTGCGTCAAGACCATAAACAAAAGGTTGCAGGTTTGACAGAGCAACGTCTTGAAGTTCGCACAGATGGTAAAACAAATACACTTACTACAGTACAGAAAGATAATGTAGCAGTAGATATAAAAGATTTACATTGGAGAAAACTTACACCTCTGGAATGTGAGAGACTGCAAACCCTACCTGATGGGTACACAGACAAAGGTGTAAGCAATACACAGAGGTATAAGATGCTTGGTAATGGTTTTACAGTTGATGTTATAGCTCATATTTTAAAAGGCATTTTATATGATGATAATATTATTAAGGACTACCATAATAGAGAGAAAAGATGGGGGATGCATGGATAAAGTTATTAGATACATTACACATGACGAAGAATGTTGGTTGTGCGGTGGGACAGGTGAGTTGTTAGTAGGGATAGATGATGCCGCCACTTGTTATGATTGTGATGGAAAAGGCATTGTTGCTGGAACTACTTTAAAAATGGAGGAAAAATATAATGACAGCAAAAAAATCTAGCCAACAAATAGCAAACTTGTTAGAGGAAATGATAACAGTTAGATTAGAAGAACTTATTAAGAGTGATTGGTTTTTAATGTTAGTAGAACAAACTATTCTTAAAGCTTTAAGAGAGCAGAAAGAAAAGGAGTAGAGTATGAAGCGGTATTGGAACAGTAGATTTGTAGAAAAAGATTTTGGTAATTGTACAGGAGCTTGTCCTGTTTGTACTATTAAATGTTGGGAAAAAACAGGCAATAAACCTGCCATATTTCCTTGCGGTATTAATAATTGTCCTCATGAAACTAAAGAATTTCAAAGAAGATTGGTAAAAACTGTTGACTATTTTAGAAGAAATGATTTAGTTTAAGAGTTAGATTTGTGTTGACTATCAATAATTTAAAAAGAAAGGACAGTAATGGTTACTAAAAAAACAACTATTAATCCTCTTCATAACAAAGAAATTAAAGTAGGGTATCGTATTGTTAAAATAAAAGTTACTCCTGCTAATTTTAATAAAGGCCATATGTGTGAAGAGTATGGTCAATATCAAGAACGTATTTCTACTATAGACTTACAGGATAAACTTAAAGTAAGAGATGAAGTTAATACTTTTGTACATGAATTACTTCATGCTATTGTAAGTGATATGGGAGAAACAGGTAAAGGTGGTGTGTTATCTGATGAAGATACAGAAGAGAAGTTTGTTTTAACTCAAGCTAATGCTTTAACTGCTTTGTTATTTGATAATAAATGGTTTGTTCAGTATCTTTATGACAAAGTGATGCAATAATACAACATATCTGCCTTGATTCTGACACAATTATATGTTACCTATAAGGATAACAAATGTTAAAGATTTAAAATAAGTAATAGTATAAACCTTAAATAACCTATAGGGTACAATGGAAAATCTAATAAAAAAATACTTAAAAAATAAAAAAATCGTAAAGAAATCCGAAGTCGTTCACGAAAAGTTAAGTGGGAGCTTCAAGGTTTGGGCTAAGATGCATTTGTCTTTAGTAGAAAAATGGGACGAACAGAAGTGGAGAATGTATAATAAATCTAAGGAAAGTTTTTTTAATTCTCCTTACAAGTGGGTAGTTGTTGGTGTTGCGAAAACAAATAAAGAGGCTTTGGAGAAAGCTAAGATAAATAATATAAAGGAAACTTATTTGAAATTGGATAATTAAAATGGAAGAAAAGATTTTAGTATTAGACATTGAGACAGATGCTCTTAATGCTAATACAATTTATGTATGCGTCACCAAGGATTTACAAACAGGTGACGTTTCTTTTTATAGAGAACCAGATAAACTTCTAGTGGAGTTAAAAAAATATGATTACTATGTGGGACATAACATTCTTTCTTTTGATGCTCCAATACTTAACAAATTGTGGGGTACTGCTTTACCAATAAATAAGATTAGAGATACTCTTGTTCTTTCACAGTTGTTTAATCCTGATAGAGAAGGTAAACACAGTCTTGCTGCCCTTGCTCCTCTTGTGGGAATGACTAAGATAGACTTCAATGATTTCTCTGGTTTCTCTGAAGAGATGTTAGAGTATTGTAAGATGGACGTTGAGATTACAAGTGCTTTGTATACCTATCTTATGGAGAAAGAACGACAAGATTTTTCTTACAAATCTATTATCTTAGAGCATAAGATACGACACGTTATTAACAGGCAACAGAATCGTGGGTTTTATTTAGATGTTAGAAAAGCTCATACGTTAATGGCTAAAATTAAACAGGAAGCAAATCAGATTGAATATGATATCCTTACTCAAGTTCCTCTTAAACCAAAATTAGTAAAGGAAGTTACACCTCGTATTAAAAAAGATGGTACGTTGTCTAGTGTAGGTCTGCAAAAAATAGAAAATGTTGTTGGTGCATTTAGTATTGTTGAGTTTCAGAAGTTTAATTTAGGTAGCCCTAAACAAATTATAGATAGACTGAATCAGTATGGTTGGAAACCTACACAGTTTACACCTAAAGGTTCACCTAAGATTACAGAAATAAATTTAGAAACAATATCAGATAAAGCACCAGAAGCATTACAAAAGTTATCACAATGGAAGATGTTAACAACAAGAGCTAAAACTATTGAAGCATGGTTAGATGAAGTAGATGACACCTGTAGAGTACATGGAGATGTATATACTATGGGAGCTGTTACAGGTAGAATGACTCATAGAAATCCTAACATGGCAAACATTGTAGCTAATGATAAACCCTACGGATATGAGTTTCGTAGTTGTTGGACAGTACCTAATGATGATTATGTTCTTGTAGGAATGGATGCAAAAGGTTTAGAGTTAAGAATGTTAGCAAATTATATGAAAGATGATGCGTATTCTCATGAGGTAGTCAATGGAGACCCTCATGCTTACAATCAGAAACTTGCAGGTTTACCTACAAGAGCTGATGCAAAAACTTTTATTTATGCTTTTAATTATGGTGCTTCAGATAAAAAACTAGGTGCTATAATTAATGGTTCAGTACAACAAGGTAGTCAGTTAAGAAAAAAATTCTTGTCTAATGTTCCTAAGTTAGCTAATCTTATTAGAAATGTAGAACGTGCTGCCAAAAGAGGATACGTTAGAGGTATTGATGGAAGGAGATTAATGATTAGACAACAAAGAAAAGCATTAAATAGTTTACTTCAAGGAGCTGGTGCTATTTGTTGTAAGCAATGGTCTATATTTTTAGATGAAGAAATTATGAAAAGAAAACTAGATGCATACCTAGTTAACACTATTCATGATGAACAACAATATGAAGTAAGAAAAGACCAAGCGGAGGAACTTGTTAGCCTTGCTGACCCATGCATAAGTAAGGTATCAGATTTTTTTAATATGCACATACAGCTCAATGCAGATGCCAAGGTCGGAATGTCTTGGGCTGAAACACATTAGGAGTTTATTATGCCAACACTTGAATTTCCAAAAGAAGGAATCTTAAACGTACCACAAGAGGTGCAACCTACAGTTGAAGAACGTAAAGATTGTGATTTAAAATTAAATAATATACCTGAGTCTACTAAAGATAGACTACATAGAATGTTTGCAGAGGGAAATGAAAGAGAGAAGATATTATATAATATTCTTACTGAATCTTTGATTGAAGTTAAGAGTGATTTCATGTGGCAAGATACAGGGAATGTTGCTATCGAGTTTGTAAACTATGGTAAAGCTAGTGGTATTGATGCAACTAAAGCAGAATATTGGATTATAGAATTACATAAAAGATTACCAGATGGTACTACTACAGTTCATACACGATTACTTGAAAGTGTTGCAGATTTAAAAGATAAAGTTAAAAATACTCACATAGTTAATGGTGGTGATAATAATGCTAGTAGAATGTATCTTGTTCCTTTAAAAAAGTTTATTCTAGTTGACTAATAATGTATCGTTGGTTAGCTTTTATAGGAGCGGTCTTCTCCCTACTGTTACTGACTTCTGGTCATGTACATTTACAATGGATTGGGTGGGCTGTTTCTTCATTGTCTTGTGTAGCTTGGATATGGTTCGCTAAACAAGATAGAGATACTCCACGAATGTTGATGGAGATTTGTTATTTAACCGCAGGAATATGGGGGATTTATAATTGGATATAGTAGTAGGATTATTATTAGGTTGGTCAATTATTTTTGCAACCAACTCAGAGTTCTTTAATACAGTTGAAGAATTAAAACAACAAGGACACGAATGGGAATATACTGGTAAACAATTTTGGAACAATGAAGGACCAGCTATACTTATTGAAAGTCATAAAGAAACAAAACCTAGGTACTACTGGAGAATAGGTGATTTAGAACATAGGAGAGTTAAATGAGTTTAAAGAGTACCAAATCACCAAAGAAGTTACGACCTTCTAAAAACCAAAGTACCAAACCACGTTGGTCAATACCTTCTGCTAGAAAAGAAAGACAGAAGTATACTTCAGATGAATACAGGAATAACTATGAAGAAATCCAATGGAATAAAAAAACAGGTTAGAAAAAAACCTTTTGATGTTATTAAGGTTGCAAATAAACCTGACATAATTTATATTGCAAGGTTTGAAAACTCTTATGAAGCAAAGAGTTTGAAAAAAGTTTAGTAGTGTGGTAGTTTAGTATTTAATTTTAACCCTTAGATGAAAGGAGCCAACATGATGGCTGCACAAAGAGAGACTGCTGTAATAGAAGGCAAAGCTTATTGGAGTAAACTCAACAAGAAAGATGAGTATAGCGATAAGTATCAAATGGACATTGGTAATCTTTCTGAGGAAACTAAAGAGTTACTCAAAGAGAACGGTGTTAAAGTAAAGAACAAGGAGGATGATAGAGGAGACTTTATCACAGCTCGTTCTAAGTTTTCTGTTCCAGTTATGGATTCAAATAAGAAAACTTTTAATGCTGAAACACTTATTGGTAATGGTAGTAGTGTAAAAACTAGAGTGGCTTTTAATAAGTCTCATCCAATGGTTGATAAGTATGGAACTTCTTTGTATCTTAATAAGGTACAGGTTGTTGATTTAGTAAAGTATGGTAACGAAGATTCAGATTTTGATGAAGAGTTAGCATAATGTTTAATTGGGCTTGCGATGTACAAGTAGGGGTACGAATGACCAAGACGTATAGTTGAAGCGAGGGAAAGGGGCTGCTATGCACATTTCACAATTAGTTAATCATATCTACGATAGAATGAATGACAAAAAGAAAATTAAAGAAGAGAACTTAAACAATTTTCTTGATGGTATTAAAAATGTTATTGTAGAATTTTTAGAAAAAGAAAGAACGTCTACTGATAGTAGAACAATACGAATGTCTTCTATTGGTAAACCTAATCGTAAGATATGGCTAGACATACATGAGCCACCAGAGAATAACTTTTTTTCTGGTGCTACTCTAATTAAATTTTTATATGGTTCTATTATAGAAGAGTTAATTATTTTGTTAGCCAAAGAGTCAGGACACAAAGTAGACTCCCTACAAAAAGAAGTCTCACTAGAAGGTGTTACTGGACATATGGATTGTAAGATAGATGATGAAGTTGTAGATATTAAATCTGCAAGTAATTTTTCATTTAGAAAATTTAAGAATAGTACCATAGAAAATGATGACCCTTTTGGTTACATAGAACAAGTAAGTGGTTATGTTCAAGCAGAAGGAAAAGATAAAGGATTTTTATTAGGTGTTAACAAAGTTACTGGAGAACTTGCTCTTGTACAATTAGATGAGTTAGCTTTAATAGATGCAGGTAAAAGAATAAAAGAAATTAAAGAAGTTATTAATAGTAGTGAGAAACCTATTCCATGTTACTACCCAGAACCAGATGGTAAATCTGGTAACATGAGATTAAATAAAAACTGTGTGTATTGTTCCCACAAATGGAGCTGTTACCCACATATGCGAATCTTTAAATACAAGGAAGGAGAGAGATACTTAACATCAGTACAACGATTACCAAATGTTCCTGATATTACAGAAGAAAAGAGATTATTATGACAACCCTACATATGCCCTGCCCTAAATGTGGCAGCAAAAATAACTTAGCAATATTTGAAAACGGAAGTGAGAAATGTTTTACTCCAGATTGTAATCATTGGAGTCCACCAAAAAATAAGGAGATGAAATTGCAAACACAAGAGTCTACTTCTAATACAAAATCTTTGAGTATAGGAGAACTAAAACCTATTATAGATAGAAATATTTCAGAGTCTACTTGTGAAAAATATGGTACTACTTTAAATGGAACAAAACATTACTACCCTTACTTTGATAGTGAAGGTCAACACGTTGCAAATAAAGTTCGTAATACAGAGAAGAAGGCTTTCTTTTCTGAAGGTAAAATTCAAAAAGCAGGTTTGTTTGGACAACAAGCTTTTAGAGAGAAAGGTAAATACATTACTCTATGTGAAGGAGAAGTAGATGCAATGTCAGCTTATCAAATGCTTGGAAGCAAGTTTAGTGTTGTTTCTATTCGTAATGGTGCTGCCTCTGTTGCTAATGATATTGCTGACAGTTATGATTATCTTATGTCTTATGACAACATTATCATATCTTTTGACAATGACGAGGCAGGTAAGAAGGCAGCTGTAAAAGCAGCAGAGATGTTATCTCCTAAAGCAAAGATTATGCCTTTACGATTTAAAGATGCCAATGATTACTTATTAAAAAGTAAACAGAAACAATTTGTTGAAGATTGGTGGGAAGCTAAAACACATACACCAGATGGTATTATATCTGGTAAAAATATGTGGGATATAATTAACAAAGGTGTTACAGAAGCTGCTGTTAATTATCCCTTCCAGGGATTACAAAAACTTACTTATGGTTTACGACAAGGTGAATTAGTAACATTAACTGCTGGTTCTGGATTAGGTAAGTCTCAGTTTGTTAGAGAATTAATATGGCATATCTTTAAAAATACTCCTGATAATATTGGTATGATGTTTATGGAAGAGTCTGTTAAACGTAGTGGCTTATCTATTATGAGTTTAGATGCTGATAAACCCTTACATATTCCAGAGATTTTTAACAACACTTCTAAAGAAGAGTTTAAAAAATACTTTGATAATACACTAGGAACAGAACGATTATTTTTCTATGACCACTTTGGTTCTAATACTGTTGACTCTATTGTTAGTAGAATTAGATACTTTGGAAAAGTTTTACATTGTAAATATGTAGTCTTAGACCATGTAAGTATTATTGTTTCAGACCAACAAAACGGAGATGAACGTAGAGCATTAGATGAAATCATGACTAAGATTAGAACAGTTGTTCAAGAGTTAGATATCTGTTTGATTATGGTTTCTCATTTACGCAGACCCTCAACTGCTGGACATGAAGAAGGGGCTGCAACTTCTCTTAGTCAACTTAGAGGGTCTGCTAGTATTGGACAACTTAGTGATATTGTTATTGGCTTAGAAAGAAATGGACAGCATGATGATGAGAGAGAAAGACACACTACTACAGTTCGTGTTATTAAAAATAGATTTTCTGGACTGACAGGACCAGCTTGTAGAGTATTTTATAATCTTGAAACAGGCAGACTATCTGAAGTAGAAGAGGAGTTTGAATGATGCCTGTTGTATTACAAGTAAGAATACATGAAAGAGACCCTGAGTTAAATCCTCAAGTATATTATTTGTATTTTAAAGATGAAAAAAGCAAAGTACCTTTAGAAAATTATTTACCTTTACGTTATAAAAAAACTTTATCAACACATTGGTCTGATGATTTTTATAAAGACAACTGTAAAAAAATTAAAGAAGATGTTGCTTCTTTATCTTTAATGCTTGGTAATCAATATGTTTTAGTTGTATCTACAGAAGAACTAACAGAGATACTAGCAGAGATGGAAGAACATTGTCCAAAGACAAAACAATTTTTAGCTGATAAAATTTCAAGTTTAACATGGGATAGATTTCATGAAAACCAGTTCTAGAAAAGCAAAAGGTAGAGCATTACAAAATTGGGTAGTAGAAAAACTACAACACTATTTTAATCATTGTTTAGAACAAGGAGATGTTAAAGGTGCTATCATGGGAGAAACAGGTTCTGATATTAAGATGTCTCCTAAAGCTAAAGCAATTATTCCTTATAAGTTTGAATGTAAAAATCAAGAAAAGTTTAAAGGTATTTATACAGCTTATGAACAAGTTGATTTAAATGATGATACAGGAGAGTCAATCTTAGTTATTAAAAGTAATAGAAAAGAACCTCTTGCTATTATGAACGCAGATATGTTATTAAAATTAATTAAGAATACTGATACTGCTAACCGAGAAATTAAACATTTAATAAACTACTCAGAACTTATGAGTCGATTACCCTAGGAGGTTACTATGGCAGAGTTTAAAAAACTAGCAGAGTTATTAGAAGATACATTAAATAATATAGATAGAAAAACATTAATCTCTTTAGAGTATGATGACATAACTCAAGAAGTTGTTTATCGTATTATTGAAGACCCTAATACTTCTGCTCCTCAAGACATTCATAAAATTGCTTGGGGTTTAATGTCTGTTTTAGAACATGACTTTGAAAAAATTAGAGACATTGGTGATGCTGTAATGCGAGATAGAAACTATAAAGAACTTGAACCTTTTATTAAAGATAATGTAATTGCTTTTAAGAAACCTCATTGATATGCCTAAAGTTATTAAAGATATTCTAACAAGAAAAGCAACTCCAGAAGATGTTGTTAATAAACCTAAACATTACAATCAGTATGGTATAGAATGTATTGATAGTATTCGTGCTTCTATGAGTCAAGAAGCTTTTAGGGGATACCTTAAAGGTAATGTTGAAAAGTATTTATGGAGATATAATTATAAAAACAAACCACTAGAAGATTTACAAAAAGCAAAGTGGTATTTAAATAAATTAATAGAGGAAGTATCTAATGATAAGTAAAGCAGAAACACTACAAGATAAACTTACAAAGTTTCATAGTGCATTTGGACATCCTATTGATGAATCTTTTCCTCCTCCTAATCATAAAATTCATACCTTAAAAAAATTAAGAAGAGATTTAATTAAAGAAGAATACCATGAAGTAATGGATGCTATTAAAAACAAATCTGATGAAGAAGTTTTAAAAGAGCTTTGTGATTTAGTTTATGTCTGTGTAGGAATGTGTGTATCTTATGGATGGGATTTTGATGTTGCATTTAATAGAGTACATAGTTCTAATATGTCTAAACTTGATGATAAAGGTAAACCTATTTACCGAGAAGATGGTAAAGTTTTAAAGTCTGATAATTATAAACCCCCAAGTATGAAAGGATTAGTGTAATGCAAATACCTATTAGTGTGGAATTACTCCAAAGTTTAGAAAAATATTTACAAAGAAAACCTTACTATGAAGTTAGCCCTTTGTTAAATAAATTAGGAGAAGAAATAAAAACCTATTCTGTTTCTTTAAACAAAGGACCAGACCCTGTAAAAGAAGATACTAACCAAGAGGAGTTACCCTTAGATGCTACCAACTGATTATCAAAGCTTCATACATCAATCACGTTACTCTCGTTGGACAGAAGAAAAAGGTCGTAGAGAAAACTGGCATGAAACAGTTTCTCGTTTAGTTAATTTTTATGCTGATTATGTAGAGTCTAAACACTCTTATCAAATATCTGATAGAGATAAACAATCTATTTTAAAAGCTATAGAACAACTAGATGTTATGCCTAGTATGAGAGCTATGATGACAGCAGGAACAGCTTTAGAACGTAATCACATTTCTGCTTACAACTGTAGTTATCTTGCTGTTGATAGTCCTAGAGCTTTTGATGAATGTTTGTATGTATTGATGCATGGTACTGGTGTAGGATTTTCTGTGGAAAGACAATATGTTAGCCAACTTCCATCTATTCCAGATACCTTAGAAAATAGTGAAACAACTATTATTGTACAAGATTCTAAAGAAGGATGGTATAGAGCTTTCAAAGAACTTATTAATATTTTATATGCAGGAATGATTCCTCTATGGGATATGAGTAAAGTTCGTCCAGCAGGTTCACGTTTAAAAACTTTTGGAGGTAGAGCTAGTGGTCCAGAACCGCTTAATGATTTATTTAATTTTACTGTTAGTTTATTTGAGAAGGCTAAAGGACGTAAGCTTACAAGCATTGAGTGTCATGACCTTATGTGTAAGATTGCTGATGTTGTGGTTGTCGGTGGTGTTCGTAGGTCTGCACTTATTAGTTTATCAAACTTATCAGATGATAGGATGCGTCATGCAAAATCTGGAAGCTGGTGGGAAACAGAACCTCAACGAGCATTGGCAAACAATAGTGTGTGCTATACTGATGGTAATAGTGATATGGGTTCTTTTATGAGAGAATGGACTTCTCTTTATGAAAGTAAATCAGGAGAAAGAGGTATCTTTAATAGAAAAGCTGCACAACAACAAGCTTCTAAATATGGGAGAAGAGAAGCTGATATTGATTATGGAACTAATCCTTGTTCTGAAATTATACTTCGCCCTAAACAATTTTGTAATCTATCTGAGATTGTTGTAAGACAAAAAGATAATTATGATTCTTTAAAAGAAAAAGTTCGTATTGCTACTATATTAGGAACAATACAATCCTGCTTTACAGATTTTAAAGGATTAGGTAGACAATGGTTACGCAATACAGAAGAAGAACGATTACTTGGTGTTAGCTTAACAGGTATCTTAGACAATGCTTTAATGGCTAATCAAACTAAAGATAACTTACCAGAAGTTTTAGCTTCTCTTAGAGAGTATGCTGTTAAAGTTAACAAAGATTGGTCAGCTAGATTACAGATAGAACCTTCTGCTGCTATTACTTGTGTTAAACCTAGTGGTACTGTTAGTCAATTAGTAGATGCTGCTAGTGGTATTCACCCTCGTCACTCTCAATATTATATTCGTACTGTAAGAGCTGATAAGAAAGACCCTCTTACTTTGTTTATGACAGAGAAAGGATTTCCAGTAGAAGATGATGTACTTAAACCAGACTCAATGGCTGTCTTTAGTTTTCCTATGCAGTCTCCTAATCATGCATTAACACGACATGACTTAACTGCTATAGACCATTTAGATATCTGGACTATCTATGCAGAACATTGGTGCGAACACAAACCTAGTATTACAGTAAGTGTTAAAGAAAATGAATGGATGAAAGTAGGGGCATATGTTTATGATAACTTTGATAAGATGTCTGGTATTAGTTTCTTACCTATGTCAGAACATACTTATAGACAAGCACCTTATCAAGATTGCACAGAACAAGAATACAAAGAACTGTTAGCTAAAATGCCACAGAATGTAGACTGGTCTGAATTATCTGAATATGAAAAAGAAGATAACACTCGTAGCTCTCAAACACTAAACTGCACAGGAGATACTTGTGAAATTGTTGACCTCGTATAAAGGAGAATAGAATGGGATTATTTAATTCTGCTGATTATAATACTTTAAATTTTCTTAAACAAGAATTAGAGTATGTTAATATTCATGCTAATAAATATCAAAGACTACAAAGAAAAAATGTAAAAGATTATTTACATCTTAGAATACAAGAGTTAGAAGTACATGAACAAGACTCTAAAAAAGCATCAGAAATTATAAACAATAATGACTCAGATATTGAACAAAAAAATACAGAGTAATAAACTTGCTACTCTGTTAGAATTTAAAGTTGCTTTAAATGAAGAAGGAAACATTGAAGTATTAAAAACTTTTTTGTCTCCTGAAGAGTGGGATAAAGCTGTAAAGAAACATTATCCTGCTTATGATAATAAAATTGTTATTGGTAATTTTTTAGAGTATTTAAAAAATAGTACAATAGAATTAGAGAAATCATTAAAAACTTATTTCTAAATTTTAAGAGGACTATCTTCTAAAAAATGACAAGTGCATTGACAAGTATCTGCTACTAAGTTTTCAATACAATCTCCACACATACAATCACAATTTGGCATATCACACGTTTCAGTTTTACAAGAAGAAGTAGAAGTTAAATCCATTAAGAAACCCTCCTATATTTTCTAACTTTCTTTGCAATTCTCTTCGGTTGCTTCACAAACTGTTTGCCCTTTCTTGTTCCTTTTCGCTTCTCTCTTGTCGTTGCCGCATACTCCGCAGGTGTCAGGGCTTTGATAGCTTTCTCTGGCAAGTATCTCTCCCCAGTTTTGCTTGATTTCTTCCCAGACTTGGTTCGCCACTTTTGTTTGGTCCATGCTTTAAGACTTCTTTGACTTTTTTTGAGTGCCATTTTTTTTCTTCTTTGTTAAAAATTTATCATAAACTGGTTTAGCTTTTTTCTGTGCAGTTTTAGAAAGTTCATTGTAATGAAAAAGTTTTTTACTTGTAGCAGTATGAGTTGCACCAGAATGTAATGTACCATCTTTCATTTTATGGTACGCAGCCATTCCATCAGACCCATGTGCCTTTCCGTCTTTGAAAAAATGTGGGACTCCTTTTGCCATTAGCTTCTATATCCTCCTCCTGCTTTTTTGTAGGCTTTCGCCAACATCTGTGCTTTTCTTGCTGACCATTGCCCAGGCTTTCCGCCTTTGCTACCAGCTTTAATTCTTGCAAATATTCGTTTCCGTAATGTAGGTTTCGTATAGTTTCCAGCCTCATTTACTCTACTCTTTGTTTTACGTTTCTTTGTAGCCATTAGCACTTCCACCTTCTTCTAGCTTGTCTAAGTCTGCTATTAGGATTCTTAGCAGCTTTAGGAAATTTTTTCATTTGACCTGCTGACCTTGCACAATAACTCTTACGTCTAGCTGCTCTAGCTTTTGTACGAGGTTTGCTTTCAGTCACTGCTGTTTTTAACTTACTTCCAGGATTTTGTCTACGATATTTTGCAACACCTTTAGCAGTCATACCAGCACCTTTTTTAGTAGGACGTTTGTATCCACCTTTAATAGTGATGCCTTTCATATTAGAGGGTTTTCTTTTTTTAGTCGCCATTAGTTTTTCCTGCATCTTTAATTTGTTCATGCAAATCTTCTACAGTTTCATGCCTAGTTCTTCTTCTATTAGCCCTAGTCAAACCATACAATGCTCTAACTGTTTCATCATGCTCTATAAAATTTAATTCTAAAGTTCTAATTCTATCTACTAATCTTACTGTCATTGTATTTAATGCTTGTAATTCTTTAGATAAAATTTCTCTTGTGTCTCTAACTTCTTCATCTAATTCTTCTTTTAAATCTCTTATCTCATTAATAGACTGCTCATGGTCTGCTGTTAAATCTTTTTTAAAAGATGTTGTTAACCAACGGATTAACCACCATAAAGCATAACCAGCAGCACCTGCTGTTAACAGAGGTATCCCTACTTTTTCTACTAAGTTTGCAAGTTCTGATGGATTCATGTTCGTTCAAATGGATTACGAATTGTTTCTCTAAAAGAACTAGCTAGGTTTTTTATAGGAGAAAGAAAAGTAGAACTAAATGCAGTAGGTGAGGTTTGTTCTTCTTTCTTTTGTTTTCCTGCTAATTTTCTTCCTAAATCTTCAAAGCTTCGAGTAGCAAAAGTTGGTACTGAACCAAAGTCTGAAGCATCAATTTGTAAACCTGGAACAGTTGTTCTAGACCTATCAAATCCTGCTCTTGGTTGAACAACACTTGAAGCAGAAGGCATACGAGGTGCTTTAGCAGAATGAAATTTTGAGTATTGAGTTTTATCTAAACTTCTTACCTGTGCTAACCCTGCTGTCATCATCTTATATGCACTAGTTTTTCCTGGACTAATACGAACTTTTCCTGCTTTTATCATTTATTTATTCTCCTAAAATTGTTTTTTATAATATTTTAAATATTCTTTTTCTATCTTTTTTTCTAACTTTATAATTTGTTCTGTAGCATTTTCATCAGTTATACGACCATCAGTTTTCTTTCGTAAGATACTTCGTATTTGTTTTTGATAAATACCACGTTTTCTTTTAAACTCAGCATCAATTTTTCTTCCTCTTTTAATTGGTTCAAAAGGCCATAGTTTAAGACCTAGTGTTTGAGAAACAGCTAGAAAAACAGGAAGAGTTTCAGCATAAGGACTATCTACATCTTTCACAGCTTTATATATTTTTTGATAACTCCATGAACTAAATGAACTAGTATCTCCAAATGTTGTTAAGATAGGATTATTAGGAATTAATCGTTGAGCAACAAATTTAGACTTAGCTCCTAAACTTTCAAACGTACCTGTTACTTCTAACTCTGGAACTTTTTTATAAGTAAAAGGGTCTATACCAAACATAAAAGGTAAGAATATTTCACCTAACATTCCAAAAGAAGGTTGAAAAGGAGCAGGTAAAAAAGGAAGCAATGTATTTGTACCTTCAGGAACTGATTGTAAGACATCTCCACCAGGTATACTTCTTGTTATATCAAAATAAAAACTACGTTTAGGCATAGTTCTACCAGTAATAGGGTCAGTATCTTGACCTAATGTAAAAGCTTTACCAAAACTATCAGGAACTTTTAAAAAGGTAGGAGGCATAAAAGGAATACCAAACATTCTAGCTTTATCTCTTTCAGACATTAACGTCTTTTCATACTCTGCATCCTCATTTGATTTTTCTCTTCCTGCATAATTTAATGCATATCCTAAACCAGCCCATTTTAAAAACTTATGTGGTTTAGTTGTAGCAATCTCTGCTAATATAGGAATTATACGATAAGAATATGAAACAAAAGGTAAAGGAGCGCCTCTTAAAAATCTAATTGCAGGAGCTTCAATTTCATAATCAATAAAAGATTTTCTAGCATCTGCTGCTGCTAACTCTTTTACTTTATTAAGTTCTTTTAAATATTTATCAGAACCTTTAACAAGTGTTCCTTCATCAACTGCTTTTTGTAAATCAGGCATAAATTTATCTAAACGATTAACGTATAGTGCTACTCTAAACATAGCATCTTCTTTAGAATAAATATCTGTTACACTTCTATCAAACCATTTTGGTACTTTAGTTGTTAAATTCATTAACCCATTTACATAAGCTCTAGAGTATTCAGCAACATCAAACGTATCAATACTTTCTTTTTTAGCACTTTTTAAAAATGCTTTTTTCTGTGCTATAAGATGTGGTTTCATCCAACTATCAGAACGCAGTCCAAGCTCAGACCTAGCAAAAGATGCATCATATAAACCAAATCTAAGAACATCTCTATTAATATCACCATGTACAGGGTCATTAGATAAAGCTTGTCTTCCTTTTTTTGTCCAAATTTTACTGCCATACTTCATTAAATATGAGACAGGAACATCATGTGCATCTAGTAAAAAAAAGTTTGATGTAGTATTATTAAAATGAACAACAGGATTCCAAGATGTTTTACTTCTTTTCCAAAAAGAATTTGCTTTGTTATAAAATTTAGCTGTATTTTGTATAAATGGTCCTCGTTGATTTACAACATTTTCATACATTATTTTTGTAACATAAATATCTTCATACATATTTTTAGGAAGATACATACCATTTAAATTTCCCCATTGAGGAATATCAGAATTTCTAAGTTTTGTATTAGGAACTTGTACATATTCTACTCTTTGAACATTAGGTAATTTTTGATAATCTTTTTTTGTAATACCAAATTGTTTAGCTACATCATTATAAAATTTATAAACTGCTAAATCATTGGTCATAAGCTTACCTGTTTCTGCAATAGCATAAGCTCCGTCTTCCAACTCTCCTAAATTTTTTCTTTCAGCTGGAGTAAGTTGTCTACGAACAGTAACTTCATAGTTACCTGTACTTGTTTTTTTAGGAGTTCCTAAAACTTCATAACCTTGTTTTATTCTTTCATTAAATTCTGCTGATGCTTTTCTAGGATTAGTCAAAGGATTTACTGCTTCATACAAAGTTTCTCTTTTTCCTCTTGCTAATAATTCTTTTCCAAAAGGATTAAGGTCTCTTGCTACTTCTATTTTTCGTGCTTCCTTTTGTGCATTAGTTAATTTTTGTCCTGTTTTTGGGTCTCTATCTAATCTTAAATATGTTCTATGAATATATTTATTTAAGTTAGCGTTCCAAGTATTTTCATCTAAAATCCCTATATCTACCATGCGTGAACCAATATCATTTATCTTTGCTCTTGCATCTTTAGAAATTTTTAAAAGTAATTCTTTTTCTTCACCTAATTCTTTAGCTTGTTTAGTTAATTGTCTATCAGTTAATTGACCATCTAAAAGATAATATAATAATTTATTTGCTTGAGGAGATTTTTTAGCTAGTTGTCTAGCTTCAACAACAATGTCTGCTATTTCTGTTTGAAAACCTCTTGTCTCATTACTAGCATTTTTCTTTAATTGAATATAAGCTTTATCCATTTCAAAGTTATCTATAAAAGCTCTACCTAAAATTTGAGATACTTTAGAATCTCTAGTAAGAAATTTTTTTCCTGCTAAAAAAGTTGGGATAGCAGCAGCAAAACCAGACATCATACCTATCATGCTCTTACTCATATAGTTACTATCTAACTCACCTGTTTTTAACCCTTGTTCTAATTCTATATCTTCAGCAATACTTGAACCTACTTCTTCTCCTACAATAAAAGAACCAAATGCTCCAGCAGAAGCTATAGGATTATTAAAAACTCCTCTTGTTAAAGCTGTTGTTCCTTTTTGATAATAACTTTTACCAGTTATAAAAGGTGTATAAAAAATACTTTTAACAGAAGAAGCTAACTGAGGTTGTGGTCCTGCAATATCCTCTACTATTTTAGGAGAATTATCTATTAACTCTTTAGATGATTTTCCTCTAATAAAGTCTACAGCTTTTTTACCACCTATGCCGAAGACAGGTGCAAGAACTCCTCCTGCAACTGCTCCTCCTGCTGATTGAATTAATCTATCACTTGTATCCTCATCTACATAACCAAGGTATCCTGCAACAGCTCCTGACTTAACTCCACCCCATGCAGTTTTACCAACTTTATATCCTAACTTTCCTGCTTGAGCAACTTTAGCAGCAGGAAGCAACCAAGCTACAGGGTCTAAAATCATGCCACCATAGTATGCATATTTTACTTCATCTCCAAACTCTTCATTCTCCATAAGAGCTTTTAGTTTTCGTTGTTCTCTTGCAGAATGTACTCTATCAAATCCTATTAGTTGTTTAGCACCTCGAAATGTATCTAGTGTACCTAACTTAGTAGCAAAAGCTATTGCCTCTCCTCTTGTATAATCTTTTGCTATATCAACAGCACTAGGTCCAAGAGAGAAAGGTTGATTTAATGTTTCATCCTCTTTCTTTTCTTTATCGAATAATCCCAATGTATCCATTTGATTATCTAATGGTTCAGCCAAAATATATTACTCCTTTAGCTTCTTATATTTTCAAGACGTTCTCTTAATATTTCTCTAAATTCATTTAATAAAACAGGTTGAATATTTGGTGCTGCTACTGAAATTAATTGTGTTATTTCCTCTGTATATTCTACAGGGTCTTTCCCAGGAGGTCTTGACCTAATAATTTGTTCTAAAGCAGCAGGTTGAAATAGTTCAGAATTTATAATATCAGTAGGAGTTAATCCTCTTAATCCTTCAGCTTGGTCTATTAAAAATTCATTTAACTTTACATCAGATATATCTGCTGCTGCTACATCAGATATTTGGTCTGCTAAATTTTCTGTTAGACTATCTTTTTGTAATTGATGTTCTACTTGTGCAGTTTGTTCAGCATTTGAATAAAGTTCCATAACTTTAGGGTTCATATCACCAAGACCAAACAACATACTAAAATACTGACTATTAACTTCTGGATGATTCTGTATTAACCATCTAATCGGTCTATCTCTATATTCTTTACTATTTTTTATTGATAAAGGAATAATAGTTTCTCGTTCTAAACCTGTTCCTAAAACACCTAAACTTTTTGCAATTTTAATTCGTAAATCTGTTTCTGCACTAGCTTTACCTGTTCCAAATAGATACTCTCTATATAATACTTTTTCTCTAGTGCTTAAATTGTTGTTATAAAATTTTTGTATTTCTTGTTTATATAATGCAGGATTATCAACTATTGTTGGGTCTTGTTGTTTTAATTGGTCCATACGAGATTTAACTTTAATATTTGCGTCAAGTCTTTGTTCTTCTAAAGTTTGTTTTGTTCCTTTTTGACCAATCACTATACCTGTATTAGCCCAATTTGTATACTTTCTATTATCTAAAACACCTGGTTGTTTTGTTTGAGAAGTAGTACCAATAGTAAGAGTTCCATCAACTAAACCTCTAGCAACTGCATCAATTGAGTTAAAGCTTGGACCTTCTGGACTAAGTAATTTTTCTGCAATAGTTTCTCTTTCTGTTTCATTTGAAATGTAAGGAAGAATATCTCTATTAATTATATTTATTTTAGCTGCTTCTTCTACAGCTTGTTTAGCTTTAAGTTGTGCTAACGCTTTTCTTGTAGGGTCATTAGCACGACCTTCTGCAAACTTTGTTAAAAATCCTTCAACTCCTGCTCCAAAATTTAATTCTTGTCCTCCTATTCTAGCCATTATCTTACCTCCATTTCAGGCATTTCTTCTTCAATATCTAAGAAACTCCCCATTTCTAGTTCTGCTAATTCTTCTTCCTCTTCATCTACTTCTTCCTCTAAAAGCATTGTTTGCCTTTCTTGTTGACTATCTTGTTCAATTACTGCTAAAGATTCAGGGTCAAAATCTTCCATGAGTTCTAATACAGTTTCTTGACTAATCCCATCATCAGGAATATCGTTAAATATTCTAGGATTAACTTGTGCTTCAATACCATCTGCTAATAAATGTAACATTAAAGGTGTTAAAATAATTTCTGCAATATCAGGAGTCCATAGTCCTTCCATGTATCCCATAAATGTAGCTGTTCTTGCTATAGCTTCTACAGGAATACCAGCTAATAAAAGCTTCATTAAATTAGCATTGTTCTCAGGTTCACTTTGTTTATCTAAAAGATATTGTAAAGAATCAATAGGAGAAGGTAACTCAGGAGGAGTTTCCCAAGGATACTTTCCTAATGTTCCTTTTTCTGGGTCTTTTAAATCTCCAGTTAAACTAGCTCCTGGTACACTTCCTGCTATAAATGCAGTAGGGTCTTCTTCTACATCTTCATCAGGGTTAACTTGATTATTTAAATCAGGAAGCATATCATCTTGTTCTTTAAACTGTTTTATGTCTTGAATATCTTGTTCAATTAATTGTGCTATCTCATCTATACCACCTTCAAATCTACTAATAGCTGTTATTAACATTTCATTTTGTTGTTGCATAGCTATTCCTTCAATAGAATTATCCTCCTCCATTTTTTGTGATGGTATCTCAGTTTCTATATCTAAAAAACTAACTTCAACTTCTGGGATATTTTCTTGTTGTTCAGACATTTCTTAAACCTTTATATAATTTTAAAATAATCCTGATACAATAGAACCTATTGCACCAAATATATTATTACTCCTATTAGAAGATTGAGCTGACCTTGCTATAGATTCTTGTTGAGCTAATGCAGCAGTTTGTGCTTGTCTATCTAACTGTCTCTCTGCTGACTCAAAAACAAAAAATGCATCATCTCTACGTCTTTGCCATAAGTTATTATATTCTTTATCTAGTAATCCTAATACTGATTGAGCTGCAAAAGAATTAGCTAACATTTGATTACTGTTATCTATAGTAGCAATAGACCTAAACCAATTAGCATTAGCAGCTCTAATAGAAGATAACATTTGTGTATTAAAAGTATCTCTAGCAAATGCTTGGTTTTGATTAAATTGTGCCATAACATCTTTTTGTCCAGCATTAAATTGTCTTACAGCTTGTAATCTATTTGCATTAGCTGTTTCTGTATTAGCTTCTAAAGTTGTAAATAACTTTTCTACTTCTTGAGTAGACCTAGCATTAGTTTGTCTTGTAACATTTTCTGCTGCTTGATTTCTAAACAAACTATTTGTAAATGCATTGTAAGATAATGTATTAGAAGCTTGTTGGTTATTTAAATTTTGTGTATCAATACTAAGAAAGTTTCTAGCATTATTAACAGCAGCAGTCATTCTTGCATTTAAGTTTTGTGTTCTCATATTAGCAAGATTATTAGCATTTTGTAAAGCAGTTTGTTGTTTATTGTTTAAATTTTGTAGTTGTATTCTACCATAAGAAGCTGCATCTGTAGCAGCAATCTTAACACCAGCTTCTAACAATGCTTGAGTTCTTGCAGCAACAGCCATACTTGAAGAACCTAATCCTCTTTGTAAAGCAAAAGCATCTGCATTACGAGCAGCAGGTGCAGCCCAAGGAGGTAAAGGTTGTCCTTCTTGAATAGTATTAGTAATTTGTTCTAATTGAAATTGTACTGTTGCTTGAGGGTCTAATGTTTCAGTTGCAGCAGTAGCTAACTCGCTAGGTAGTAATTGTTCTTGAATGTCTCCTATTTGAAATGTAGGAGCTGCTTGTGTAGCTGCTTGAGCTTGTCCTGTATCTGTAACTGTAGCAGTAGTTACTTGAGGAGCAGTAAATCTATCTGGAACAGAGGGAGTTAATCCTGTTTCTGAAATTTGTGTTGCATCTACATCTGGTCTTTCTGGAGCAGTTAAACCTGTTTCTGCAATAGTTTGGTCAGCAGTAGGAGTAAGAGGTGTTGTTTGTAATGAAGGGACATTTGGTATTTGAGGAAGAGGTAATAAATCTTGAGCCTCTGCTCTAGCAGCAGATTCTGCACCACCAGTTAATCCTGTAGTTTGTTGTAGTGGACTTTGTGTAGTAGTAGGTTGTTGTTGTTGATTAAGTAAATTTAACAAATTAGGAAATTGTTGTGTTAAATTTTGTTCAGCAGGTGTTAGTTGTCCTATAGGTTGTATTGTCCTAGTGATATCATCTTCTGTTGGTCCACCTACAGGAACTCCACCTGTCTGCATTTTTTGTGGTGGAGGTTTTCTTAAAGTTAATCTAGCCATATTTATTTCCTAATTATCTAATTTATTTAAATCTATAACACGTTCCCATGCATACCCAGTAGTAACACTTGTTATTTGTCCTGTTCGATTATCAAAATATAACATTTGCCAATCACCATTATCTTCATGAATTATGCTTAATACTGAACCACTATTTGTAATACCTTTAGAAGTATTATTTTCTTGTATCCATTTATCACCACTTGCAGGTACACAAAATGTATTAGGTTGTCCTTTTGGTGTTATTAAAAAAGACCATTTTCCTTCTGAGTTTACAGTTATAACAACTAATAAACCTTCATCTACTCCTTGTTCTGTTATCTTTTCTTCAAAAGAACTTTCTAAACTTGTTAAGATAGCTTCTCGTTCTCCACAGATAACTCTTGCTTTTACAAAAGTAGGATAAGCAGCAGTAACTATAGCAACTATCCATGCAAATATTATAAAAGCTGTTATTTTATTCATGCTAATTCGAACCATCCTGTTGCTATATACTTTTCTTCATTAGGTGCTGGAACACCTCTATGTAAATGTGACCATTCTGAAGGCCATATTAATGTTCTACCTTTTATTGGTTTAAAAGCTGTTTGTTGCATAGCAAACTCTGTCTGTCCACCTTCTTCTATTGTATTTAAGTATGTCATAAATGCTAAAACTCTTGCATTAGTTTTTCCTGAATCTTTTTGTCGTTCAGAGTGCCAAACAAAATAAGCACCACCTTTAGGATATTTTTGAATATTAAATATATTACTGACTCTTATTTTTATAGCTTTTAAAGGAGTAAACATATCTTGATATTGTTTTGCAGCATCTACAATAGCATCAACATAATCTTTTTATGGATATTTTCCAAAACTAATTGG